TCTTTTTGGGCTTTAGCCTTGTCACCTTGCGTCCAATAATACCTTCTATTCGTTCAATATAATCATATAACTCCTGAAATTCCATGCCGGTATCAGCGAAGATAATGTCGTCTATAGGCATATTCTTTTCAATCATTAACAGTAACATTAAAGTGCTGTCCTTACCGCCACTAAAACTTACAATATGCTTCATGATATTATCACACCACCTTTTTTCTTTTCTACACTCAAGGCAACAAACTCATTCTTCGATAGTACATTTATCTACTTGCACATTATTTTGTTGTAAGTAACTTATTACATCTCTTCTATCATCTATATAATCTATAGCGTATACAACCTTCTCTAAATTTTCAGCAACAATGTATTCAGCACAACGTATGCAGGGTAAATGCGTTACGTATATAGTGCATGTGCTTAAATCTAAAACACCATTGTAGATTGCTTGCAAAATAGCATTAGTTTCAGCATGAAACGCTTTGTTACAATGGCCGTCCTGTGCAGTACATTCAGTACAAGATTCCACAGAAGTATTACACCCCCAACCAACAATAGTATCGTCTTTAACAACTACTGCACCGACTTTTAGTTTAAGGCATTTACTGCACTCTGCCTGACCAAACGCTTTATTCATAAAAAATCTTTGTACTTGTCTTTCTGTTTCCGCCATTTAACCTCTCTCCTTTTTTTATTTTTAACACGCATGTACTTATTAATAGTATTATTTTTTGTGGGGGTAACCACTTTACGCTTGTACCAGTAAGGGTGGTCATTATACTTGATTAAGTATTTGCAAGGGCTGTTGTACCCACCCTTGCAAGCACATTTTTTATGCTCTAGACGCTCAATAGATAATTCGCAAGCATGGTACATGCAGTAGCCCACACAATCATTTTTTACTGTAATCACATCCTTTCAAATAATGTATATGCTAAGCAATAGGTTCTGTAGCACCCCAAGGAGTGCCAATACAAACCTCTGCCTCAAATTTTACCCAACCATCCAATACAGGTGCTTCCATTTTTTCTTTAAACAATTTTGCTAATTCGTGTATCCTGTCATGCTCTAGTGTTTCAGCTACAATAGAGTCGTGTACTGTTAGTAGTAATCTTGTCCTGCCAAATTCACCAGCCTGTATACTTTCATTTAGTCGTTTAATTGCAAGTAGTGTTACATCACTAGCACCTGATTGTATAGGGAAATTTACTGCCTGTCTTTGTACTTCAGCCTTATTGTGGGGCGTTATCAATTCAAAATGTCTTTTCCTGCCATAAGGTGAAGTAACCACATGGGTTTTTAATACATCCAATTTAGTATCCTCTATCCATTGATAGCCTTGTTTATACGCATTAAAAAATTTTCTTTGTAATTCTTCCGCTTCTTGAACAGAAATATAAATTTTATCAGCAGCTAAAGCTGTTACTAGCCCTTTAGGCGTCATTTGGTAAATAGTACCGAAAGTTATACGCTTAGCACCAGTACGCATTGCCTTCGTAACATCTTCTGGTTTGCAGCCATACATTAAACAAGCAGTAGCTATATGCATATCTAAACCGCTGTGTATAGCTTCATGTAATGCTTTATCTTTAGAAATCCAACACCACATTCTTACCTCAGCTTGTGATAAATCACCATCTATTAAAATCCAGCCCGGAGTAGCCGCAAAAATATTACGTGCTCTAGGCCCTCGTGTAATATTCTGTAGGTTAGGACTGCTGCTGGATAATCTACCTGTGGCAGTTACTGCCATATTAAAGTGTGTATGCACTCTTTGTTGCTCGTCTACGAATTTTTTAATGCCTTTAATGTATGTGGTATGAAATTTAGACTCTTTACGGTATTTTAATAACAGGGGTATTAGTGGGTGTTCATCCACAAGGGCATTGAGTGCTTCTTTATTTGTAGATGTAGTGCCATTAATCGGTAATCGTAAATCTTGATATAACAACTGCTGTAATTGTTTTGGTGAATTGGGATTAAATTCTTTACCAACTAATTCGTACATTTCCTTTTTTAAATTATCTAATTCTACATCTAATTCTTTATCTAAAGCATTAACATAATCTAAATCTACATAAACACCTAAATATTCCATACGAGTTAATACGTCTGATACAGGATACATTATTTCATTTAAAACCCATTTAGCTGTTTCATCTAACTGCTGTTCAAATAATTCATACAGCATTAATGTATACGCAGCATCTTTAGCGTTATATTCGTAGATGTCGTACACATTAGGGCAATTTTCCATAGCCTCATAATAGTTTATAATTTTTTGGTTGTAGTCACCTATATTGAGGTACTCCCGTATAAGATACTTTAAACCATGCACTCCACGCCTTGTGACATCTGAGTAAATACGCTCATCAAGAATATACGATTGATACATGGTATCAGCAAAAGTGCGTATTTGTTGACTAAAGCCATTATGCCACAAGGTTTTTAAGTCATGTTTAAAGTTATGCCCTAATAAATTTTTATTTATTAGGGCATTAGACAGACGCTCTACTAATTGTGGATTATCGAGTACGTCTTTTGTAACAACTACTGCTGTGTTTTTACGCCAAGACATACCAATACATATAAGTTTACCTGTACTGGTGTTTTCTACGTCTAATGCAATAGGCGTTTCTCCCAATTCATCAAGGCGAACTATCAAAGCGTCTAATAATTCTTCATTATCAATTAACTGGTATTGAATATTACCGTCATGTATAACTAAGGACACATCACCAAAAGCTATTTCTGCAGCTTTTTGAATATCCTTAGCAAATTCTTTATACATTGACGGTGTGCGTACTACGTTAGACGGATGCATTACTGGTATAACGTAGCAGCCAAAATCATCTGACCAAACCACATTACCTCTTTCTTTGTAAATACTGCGTTTATGGGGCAATAGCAGTTTCATTGCTATTGCCCCTACTGCTACAATTACTTTTAATTCTTTCATACTTTTTAATTCATGGAATAAACGATTCTTACAGCACTTTACTTCTGATGCTTTAGGTTCTCTGAAATCCTTAGGAACACAAACAACTGTTGCTGTTAAAAAACAATCAGAGAAACCTAAACCAGCATCATGCAGTGCCTTTTCAAAAACACTACCTGCTCTACCGTAAAAAATGTTTGTAACTCTATTAGCATTACTATGAAACATATCAGTTACTACAGCTATTTTAGTTTTTGTAGTAGGCAGTGTGCGTAGTATTCTTCTGCAACCGTATAAACCACAGTTTTCACAGTCGCATAAATCATAGCTTGTTATTTCTACTGCTTCTTGTGGATCGTTTTGGTTTTTTTGCTGCAGATTGCTCTGCTGTAATTTGTTCTGATGCAGATTGTTCTGATGTTGTTTCATTTGACGTAATACCTCCATCAGATTGCTTTATTTCCGCAGGGGCTGTTTGTGGTACTGTTAAAATGAACATACCCTTTGCGTTGTCGTTCTCCCACGACGCCAACTGTTTAAACAGTATTGCCATTTGTTCTTTAGTAAGATTGTTAAACACTGCCTCTGATTGTGTAGTGCCTGCTCTTTGTATGCGTACAACGTATCCTTGCCTGTTTACTGCCGGTTCTAGTATTATGCTTTGCACATCGTACCAAATCACTATTTTATCGTCTGATGGTGTAAATGCTATACATCTGCTCATTAGTATAACACCTCACTAATTTTTTTATTATTCAAAATAAGATTATTCCACTTTATCAAACTCATTAGATTCGTTGTATGTTACCATAGCTTGCCACAAGGAACGTAATACTGTTTCATCGCCATTGTTTAAATAGTATGCTAGTAAGTGTCTTGCGGCATCTCGTGCGTGTTTTTTGCCTCGCGTAAATTGCCACACACCTGTGGCTTTTAATAGTTTATCAGTAGCAACTATCCGTTTTGATGGCTGTTGCTCTACCACTTCCACACCGTTTATACTGCACCATTCCTTAATACGACCAATAATTTCTGCAGACGGTATGTTTGAAAATGCTTGTTGCTGTGCCTTCCAAGGATATAATGTGAAGGACTCTATAATTACCTTATCTGCTTTATTTAAAACGGGCAGGAGGTCGTTAAAATTAACGACCTCACCACACTCGATATAAGTACGCGGTTCTGACGCTAGTACATAACCTGTAGTAACTCCTGGGTCTAATGCTAGTATTACTGGATAATCCATTAGAACGCTAATTTACCTTTCCTAGTATTATTGCTGGGATCTTTAGCAGATAAAGGTAAGAAGTCCTTAATTTCATTCTTTATTTCACCATTATATTCTCTTTGGTCAACTCTAACTTTTAAGATTTTGCCATGCAAATCTCTAGTATCGACCCTTAAATCGCTGGGATTGGCTGGATCAAGCATATCTATAGCTACAAGCAGTTTGCCTAACTTCCAAATACCTCTGCCTTCAATCATAAAATTGTCGAAAATTTTACGATTAGCATACTCACCATCGTTAATGACAAAGCATAAACTGATATACTGTGTACCATTTTGACTAATGCGGATTTCATCTGACCAAGAAGTATCAATAGTTACTTCATATATACCTTTTGGTACAGGCTCAAATTTACCTACATTTAAATCTCCATCATAATCACTAAAAGATAAATTTAATTTTGGCATAATTATCTTCCTCCTTTAATAAATTTTAATAATCTGTTACTGATTTAATTAAATACACCCAACAACCTCTCTATAAGCGCACCCCCTTTAAATTGCTGCAAGAATTTTTGGAAACAAAACTCCCAAATCTGGATTATACTCTATTGGGTCTAAAACACCACTTGGGTTTTTAGATACATATCTATCAGATGGTTGCACATACAACCTGCGTGTAACAACACCGTCAGCATCAGTATCTGCATCAAGT